ACTTTCCGGCGCCTGAGTACGCCCACCGACCAGCATCTAGTGCTGGCTACCGCTGTCGTGCGGGTAACGTCTGCCCTTTTCTTCCGCGCATCGAGGCAGATGCGATCTTCGTAAGCCCGGAGTGCTTTATTCGTTCGCGCCCTCGGGCACAGCGTTTTCCTGCGAAATTTCAGGCTCGCGTCGGCGGCGGTTAGCCCGCAGCCAATCGGCCAGCGCCGTCACCGTTGACATCCGCGAGTCGTTGCGGGCGTGCGCTAGGTTGCAAAGGGCGCGATACGAAACCCCCGACTTCAGGGCAATGTGAAGCCAGTCACCCTTCCGGGCGGCAAGCTCATCTCTGACAAATTGAAAGGTGTCCATCTGGCAAATCTTGGCACACTTGAGCCAAGCAGTCAAGCACCATTGTGCCAAGCAGATACGGCAAGCTTTCTTATGGGCGCAGCAAACAACTTTTCCGCAAACCTGCAAAAACTAGTCACCGCGCATGGTGGCTCGGTGAACGGCGCAGCAACGGCTTGGAAGGTGCCCACCAAGACGCTTGAGTCGGTGCTGAAAGGCCAGCGAATCCCGACCCTAGACACCGCAGAGCGCCTGGCAAGCGTTGCGGGCTATCCATTGTGGCAATTGATATCGAGCGACTTCGATCCAACAAACCCGCCCGTCATTCGCTCCGTAACAGCGAAAGAAGCCGCGCTGTATGAGCGGCTAAAAGCCCTAGCTAAAGACCTCCTGAACGGAAACTAGGCCATTCCGGCCTGTAGCAAATTTTTGTTGCGCGTTGGCACAATTGTGCTTGACTGCTTGGCGCGACTGTGCCAATATCTCTCCATGCCGCAACAAGCGGTGACAAAGGAGAGATAGAGATGGACATGGACAGTTTTTTTCTTCGCCGGGCCGAAGCCCGCGCCGAGCGCGGCGACACGCTGCAAGACGCTAAAGATCGCTGGGCGATCGAGCGCACCGAAGAGATCGTTGAGGCGCTGGCCGGGATGACCAGCAACGGTCGCGCCGTCTACCCGCCGACGTTGATGGTAAAGCCGCGTGATTGCAAAACCGTGGGCGGCTTTACCTACGTCTCCGTCTTTCAAGAATTTGGCTTTTGGCTGGCCGAAAACGCGGATTTGCTGACAGGCCCATTGGTGCGCAACTTGCTCACTTGCCCGATCCGCACGGACATCATTCTGTTCAAAGAGTTCGCCGAGCAGCACGCCGACTACGAATGCGGCTGCAAGCCGGACGAGTTCTTCGATGACGGCTCGCAAGACTGGGAGGCGGCATGAAACGCGCTTCTTTTCTGACCAATCCTTATGCGGGCTACCGCATGGACGGCGTGCGCCGACATGACCAGTCGTGGGCCGATCTCAACACTAGCGCGGACGAGTTTAGAGCCTTCACCGGCATCGCAAGCGCGGTGCTGATGGGCGCGGCAATGTGGGCGGCGCTGGCCTGCTTCGTCGTCATTTTGTGGGGAGTGATGGCGTGAAGGTCTACAAAGCAATCGCGGCGGTCGCCGCAACGATGGCGCAAGACGGCATTGCCAAGGCCAGAAGGAATCAGGCGCAAGGCTATTCGTTTCGAGGGATTGACGACGTTTATAACGCCCTTGGCAAGGTGCTTGCCGCCAACGGGCTTGTCGTCTTGCCGCGAGTGCTTGCCCGCGAGTGCATCGAGCGCCAGACAGCAAAAGGATCGCCGCTCTTTTACGTCACCGTTGAAGTCGAATTTGACTTTGTGTCGGCAGAGGACGGCAGCAAGCACACCGTAAAGACATACGGCGAGGCAATGGATTCAGCCGACAAGGCGACTAACAAGGCAATGAGCGCTGCGTATAAGTACGCTGCCATGCAGGCGTTTTGCATTCCGACCGAAGGCGACAATGACGCCGACGCTCACACGCATGAAGTCGCGCCAAACGCAGCAGAAAAGGAAATGCTCAAGACGCTGGAAGATGCTGCTGAGAAAGGTTTGGATGCGTTGCAAGAGGCGTTTAAGAAGATTGAAAACTCGCCAACAAAATCGGCGGTTTGGGCAAAGCATCAAAGCGCACTAAAAACGACAGCGGCGGGCGCGTCAATCTTCGGCGCTGAGTTGCCGCCCTTCCCGACGCTCAAAAAGGTGCCGGCATGAATGACGCCGAGAAAGCCGCCTGGCTGTCACAGCGCTGCGGAAAGCTCACCGCGTCGCGCATGGCCGATGCGATGGATCTCACCGCAAAAGGCGCGGACAGCGCAAAACGCAGGGCGCTGAAGGTGGAGCTGCTGGCCGAGCGGTTGACCGGCGACACCGTGCCGCATTTTGTCAACTCGTTTATGCAGTGGGGGCTAGAGCAGGAGCCGGCAGCAAAGGCGGCGTACGAGCTTGCGTCGGGCCAGATGATCTTGCCGTGCGGCTTCTACGACCACCCGCAGATCGCCGACTTTGGCGCAACGCCAGACGGGCTGATTCCGCAAGGTGTCATCGAATTCAAGTGCCCGCAGACGACGACGCACATCGGCTGGATTTTGGCCGGTGGCGTGCCAGAGCAGCACCGTCCGCAGATATTGGCCCAGCTCGCGTGTACCGGGCGCGAGCGGGCGGTGTTTGTAAGCTTCGACCCGCGCATCCGCGACGAGCGCAAGCGGCTGTACATCGCGGAGTGGGTGCCGGAGAGGGCCGAGATCGAGGCGGTGGAAGAAGCGGCGCGGAAGTTTTTGGAAGAGGTCGAGCAGATGTTTCAGATGCTCACGGAAACAGTCTAGGCAGGCAGGGCCCGGCTTGGCGTGGCTCGGTGTAACCGGGCAAGGCAAGGCAGGCGAGGCGCGGCATGGCAAGGCCCGGCTCGGCATGGCGCGGTGAGGCGTGGCAAGGCAGGCGAGGCGAGGCGCAAAGAGGCTAGGCGTGTCTGGGTGAGGCGTGGCGAGGCAGGCGAGGTTAGGCAAGGCAGGGCCGGGTAGGGCGAGGATTGGCAAGGCAGGCGAGGCGCGGCTGGGCAAGGCGGGGTCTGGCGGGGTAAGGCAGGCAAGGCAAGGTCTGGCTGGGCAAGGTTTGGCCGGGCATGGCACGGCGAGGCAAGCATCGTTTTCAGCGGTCAGGGTTAGCCCTGACCGATGCGAATGGCGCATCAACAACAGGAGAGAAAAAATGGCAACGACAAAGAGTACTGAGATCGAAGTCCCAGAGATTCGACGCGAGCGACTTACCGTCAACGTGCTGGGCCGCACTCCGCTGATTCTGAACAGACTGAGCGAAAAAGTGTTGCATGAGCTGCTGATGCCCAAGGGTCGCAAAAACGCGGCAGAAAAGGCGTCAAGCTTGAAGCACGACCCGATGGCCGAGTTCCGCAGTTCACCGCACCGCATCAACGACGAAAGCTCGCCCACCCTGCTGGCTATGCCCAGCACCGCGTTCAAAGGCGCACTCAGGACGGCGGCAATCGATGTTCCTGGTGCGGCTAAGTCGCAGATCGGTCGGTTGACGTTCATCGAGGGCGAATACATCGCCATTTACGGCATTCCGCAGATTCTGATGACGCCGGTTCGCAGCGCAGACATGAACCGCACACCGGACATCCGCACCCGTTGCATCGTCCCGCATTGGGCAGCAACGATCCATGTGCATTTCGCGTCGTCAATCATCAAGGCGACCAGCATCGTCAACTTGCTGACGCAGGCCGGGCTGACGATTGGCGTGGGCGACTGGCGTCCAGAGAAAGGCTCCGGCACGTTTGGTCAGTTCGACATCGGCATGGCTGAGTCTGACTCCGCGTTTGCCGAGATCGTGCGTACTGGCGGCAGGGCTGTGCAGACTGCGGCGCTGGCCGACCCGCAGGCGTATGACGACCAGACCGAAGAGTTGCTCGGCTGGTTCGACGTTGAAGTGCGTCGCCGTGGATTCAAGGTGGCTGCGTAATGGATATGACGATCAGCGAATGGCTTGACGAAATCGAGCGCGAGAACCCCGACATCACGCCGGGCGATCTTCTCGAGATGGCGGCAGATCCGAGTTGCCCGGCGCATAACTTCTTTGAGTGGGACAACGAAAAAGCAGGCCACGCGCATCGCGTTTGGCAGGCTCGCACGTTGTTGTCTCGCAGGGTTGTCATCACTACCGACAGTTATTCGTTGACCGTCCCCAGGTACGTCCGCAACCCGGAGGCGCAACCGTCAACGCAAAGTTATATCGCCACCCGCAGCATCAGCGTCGAGGACTTGCAGCACCAGACGCTGGCGCAGGAATTTGCACGCGCTCGCGCATTACTGGAACGCACGCGGGAGTTGTCGCGGATGTTTGGGTTGATGCGCGAAGTGGATGAGATGGTGGAGCGCTTGGGGTTGATGAGCGCGAAGGTTGTGCGTCGCCGGCCAGATGAGGATGGGCTGGCGGCGTAAGGCAGGCTGGTCGCCCAAGGCGCGGCATGGCGGGGCCGGGTTAGGCGCGGCGAGGCTTGGCAGGCACGGCTGGGCATGGCAAGGCAAGGCCGGGTTGGACAAGGCGAGGCAGGCATGGCAAGGCGCGGCGCGGCATGGCAAGGCGCGGCGCGGCGCGGCGGGGCAGGCACGGCTAGGTTGGGCTTGGCTCGGCGCGGCGTGGCGCGGCGCGGCGGGGCTTGGCAGGTGTGGCACGGCAGGGTCAGGCAATGCACGGCGCGGATTGGACTGGATGGGCGCGGCAGGTAAGGCAAGGCGCGGCGTGGCGCGGTTAGGCGTGGCCGGGCGTGGCTAGGTTTGGCGTGGCAGGCGAGGCAAGTCACGGCTGGGCACGGCCGGGCATGGCATGGATCGGCAAGGCAACGCATGGCACGGCAGGCGAGGTTCGGCTGGGCGCGGCGAGGCATGGTGCGGATTGGCATGGCAGGCACGGCAGGCAATTTAACTTTCAACAGGAGCAGCAAAATGGCACAGCAATTCGACGGCACAAATCGCGGCGTTATTTCCAAAAACACGCGCAAAGAGCTGGACACGCATCCAGACATTCGCGGCCAGATCAACGTCGACGGCACCGAGTACTGGCTTGATGGCTGGTTGAAGCAGCGCACCGACGGCAGCGGCAGCTTTTACAGCCTGAGCGTCAAGCCGAAAAACGCGCCCGCAGCGCCTGCAAAGCCGGTGCAGAAGGCCGCGCCGAAACCCGCGCCAGCAAGCGGCGGTTTCGACGACATGGACTCCGATATACCCTTTTGATCGGGCGACAGATGAGCAATCTTGAGAAAGCAGCGCGGCAGGCCAAGCCGGCGTCGTTACGTCCAAAACAGCACGACTACGCGAGCTATGTCGGCTACACGCGGGCGCTTGAGGCGTATTGCGATGGTCTTGAGCAGGCCGAGCCGGTGAATCGCATTGAGGTAATCAGACGGGCGCTGGACGCGCTTGAGTGGCACTACCAACAAGGACACAGCAACACTCTCGGCGGGTTCCGTTTGAAGATTGACCAGAAAATTTTGCGTGACCTCAAGGCCACCCTGTCCCAGCAGGCCGAGCCGGCGCAGGCCGAGCCGGTGGCCGACAGCGGCTACGGCGACGGCTACGGCTACGGCGACGGCACGGTCGAAAGTGGGAGGGCTGTGCGATGACTGACCTTGAAAAAGCAGCGCAGGCAGTCTTGGTCCGCTGGGACTCTCCGGCGTGGCAGCGGTATCCTGCGGGGCGCTCGACCGCCGCGCTGATGGCTGATCTGCGGCGGGCGCTTGCGGCTCACAGAGAGCAAGCCGAGCCGGTGGTTGACGACAAGCCAGTGCCCGATGCGTGGCATTTGAGCGGCTATGGCATGGAGTCGCGGGTAATGATTGGCGAGCCTTCGGAGAGGCACCGGCAACTTTTCTCAGATATTCGCCCGATGTACTGGCACCCCGCCAAGCAGGCCGAGCCGGTTGACAAAGCGTTGACAAATGCCGAGCCGCAAGTTGACAAAGAGCAGGCCGAGCCGGTGTCTGCACTGACCCGCTACAACGAGATCGCTGAAGACGTCGAGACTACCTGCAATGCGCTGGAGCGACTGCGGATCTTCTGTTCTTTAGCAATGACAAAGGAGGATTGGCTTGATGCCGAGCCGTTCTTTGATGCCGCAGAAGCCGAGCTAACCAAGTTGGATGTGCGTCTCGCCGAGATTGATCGGCTGAAGCAGCAGGCCGAGCCAATGGGCGGCGAGGTCGAGCGATTGATGTCCGTGCTGGAGATTCAGGATGCGACGATCACAGCCCTCAGCGCCGCCCAGCAGGCCAAGCCTATTGACTGGGTGTGTGACTGGGTGTGGGATTACGTGGAGCCGCAGCAGTCCGAGCCGGTGGTTGAGCCGGTGTCGTGCGGGCATGAGTCGTGTGACTGTCGCGGTTATTGCAAGAGGAAGCAGGCCGAGCCGGTGGTTGAGCCGGTGCGCGACCTGGCGCACGAGAAAGAGATGCGCCAGTTGCAACAGCGACAGGTTGCGTCTGATTGCGCAGACGACAGCGGCAACCCGAGTTTCTGACCATGAGCCTAATGCTGACCGCCTACCTGCTCGAGACTTACGGCCCGCGCCTAGGCCGCGAAGAACTCGCCGCAGTGCTAGGCGTGACTCCGCGCACGTTGGAGAAAAAGATTCACCAATCGACGCTCGGCGTGGCGACGTACAAGGACAACGGCAAGGTGTGGGCTGATGCGCGTGATGTTGCGGCGTACCTGGACGCTTGCAGGCAGCGGGCGAAGGCAGAGGCGGCGTGAATGAGCTGGCTCTTTTCGCAGGCGCTGGTGGCGGCATTCTTGCCGGAAAGTTGCTCGGATGGCGAACTGTCTGCGCAGTCGAATGGGAGCCATACGCAGCTTGCGTACTTGCCGCCCGACAGAATGACGGCTTTCTCGCGCCTTTCCCGATATGGGATGACGTTCAGACCTTTGACGGCAGACCGTGGCGAGGAATTGTTGATGTCGTATCTGGCGGCTTTCCGTGCCAGGACATCAGCGTTGCCGGAAAGGGTGCAGGCATTACAGGCGAGCGCAGCGGAATGTGGCGACACATGGCGCGGATCGTTGGCGAGATTCGACCCAGATACGTCTTCGTGGAAAACAGTCCAGCGCTCATTACTCGAGGACTCGGAGTCGTGCTCGGTGATCTGGCCGCGCTCGGGTATGACTGCAAATGGACAGTGCTGGGAGCTGCCGACGTTGGGGCACCGCACCAGCGCGACAGATTCTGGTTTGTGGCAGACGCCTGTAGCGGACGACGCGGTGAACCGAGTCAACGGCAAGATCAACAGCAGAGGAGAGCCGAAGTTATCGGCTCAGGTTCTGCGTTGGCCGACGCCAACAGTTTGCGGGAACTACAACCGCAAGGGAGCATCAGCGAAGAGTGGCGACGGGCTGGAAACTGCGGTGCAGAAATGGCCGACGCCGACTGCACGTTGTCACAAGGGGGGGGGGGAATTCCATGACACGCAAGGATGGGAAGAGTCGCTCAGACATGCTCGACTGGGCGGTGGAGTACCAGACTGGTATGCGACTGAACCCGATGTGGGTAGAGTGGCTGATGGCGTGGCCGCTCGGGTGGACAGACTTAAAGCCCTTGGAAATGGACAAGTCCCACTGTGCGCTGCAACAGCATGGCGACTGCTCACCAGTTAGGGCAGAAGCGACTCAGGCTTGAGCTGGGTGTATCTCTTGAGCATCGCCCATGACTTGTGCCCCGACACTAGCGCCACTTGCTCGATCCGAAAACCAGCCTCGAACAGCCGCGAGATCGCCTCGTGTCGAAGGTCGTGAAACACAAGATCGTCCACCCGCGCCACCCTGCAAGCCAGCAGGAAATGATCGCTTACCCATTCCGGCTACCCTCCCGTGTAATTTGCACGCCAACCCGAGCGATCCGAGTAGCCGAGTAGGGGAGAATAGTGGAAAAGAGTGCGAGAGAGTGCAGTTTAGTGGCGGGTTTCGGCTACACTA